AAGTCACGATGCTGCATACAAGCTCGACGCTACTGCGCTTGAGGCGCTGGTCTTTGACGTCATCAGGGGTTTCCCTGACGGCTGCATTGGCGATCAGGTGGTGCAGATGATGCCCGACTACCGGGTCGACACTATCTCACCCCGCTACGCTGCCTTGCTACGCAAAGGCTACATCATCGACACCGGTGAGCGCAGGCCGGGACGGTCTGGACGCAGCCAGCGCGTGATGAGGGTAGTGATGCGAGGTGACATCCAGCCAGCAGCTAAGCGGCGCAAGCCGGGCAGCTACGACGATGGGCTGGAAGACGGCATCAACTACGTGATGTACGGCATAGAGAAGTGGCTGCACTTGCACGACTGCGATCCTAATCACCGGATTGCTGCGCTGTCGCTTTTGCAGTTCCTTGAACGGTAGGGAAAGTACCTATAAAATAGTTGAAGAAAGCTGTCCTGCCGTGTAATTCTGCGTTACACTAACGTCACTGCAACAGCGCAGCAACACAGGAGAACAGCGATGACACACCCATTCGAACAGCAAGGTCTTGGCAAGGCACCCTTCAAGTGCGTTGGCGTAACCGAGAACGTTTTCACAATGCCTGATGGCAGCAGCAAGGCTGGCGGCGCTTGCGACTATTGCGGCACCGGCATCCGCTGGGAATTCTGGATCAAGGGCGTCGAAGGCAAGTTCAAGGTCGGTTGCGACTGCGTTGCCAAGACCGGCTGGAGCGTTGATGGCTTTGAGAAGGTTCGCGCTGAACATACCCGCGCACGCCGCCAAGCCGGTGCACAGAGCCGTAAGGTAGCACGCGACGAGCGCTTTGCAGCAGAGCGTGCCGAGCGCAGGGCCGAAAAGCTGGAGGCTACCGCCGCATGGCGCGAATACAACGCCGTGTTAGTAGCCCAGCTTCGCGGTTACGTGGGTGATAACCAGTTCATCCGCGATGCTGCCAGCGCACTTGCTCAGTGGGGTAGCCTGACCGAACGCCATGCCAGCGCAGTCAAGTCCAGCTTTGCTGCCATCGAGCGCCAAGCCGCTGCCCGTGTGACCAGCACGCACGTTGGCACGGTCGGCCAGCGCGTCAAAGCAGCGTTGCGGGTTGATGCTTGCATCGCAATTGGCACAACGCAGTTCTACCCGTACCAGACGCGCTACCTTGTCAAATTGTCCGACGAGGCTGGCAACGTGTTGGTTTGGTTCACAACAGCCGGTGAGCGCCCGTTTGACGAGTACGAGGCGGCATCTTTCACGGTCAAGGGCCACGACGAGCGCGATGGCGTCAAGCAAACCCTTGTTCAGCGCGTATCTTTCAAATAACAGCGGAGGCCCCTACGGAGGCAACAATCATGACAATACCACCACTGCCAGCAGGCGAACACGAGCTAACCTTCCATGTCCCCGGTATCGGGGAAGTGTTGGTCTATGTGGATTTCCACCGCGAAATCCTGTCCTACGACGAAAGCGAAAGCTCGGCCATCATCACCGCCGCATTCAGCGATGACGGCCCGATCACGCTGACGGAAGACCAACAGTACGAACTGGAAGTAGAGGCCGCAGAGATCATCGAGCGCGACGAAGAAGAGAAGCACCGGAGGGAGAACCAATGATCGGGGTTAGTTTCAACAACCGCCAGAAAAAGTGGCGTGCCAGCTACAAGGACGTCCACCTTGGCAGCTTCACCTCGCAGCGGGCCGCAGAGCTTGCCCGCAGGGCCTACATGACCGAGCATGGCATCAAGCCAGTCGACCAGATCAACAAGAACTTCTTCTCGATCACCGCATCGAGCAGCGTCTGGACGATGTGGAAGTTCCCGCTAGTCAAGGGCGGAAGGTTATAGGGAAACCACCTACAAAATAGTTGCATAAAGTTGTGGTGCGGTCTAATTTTCGATTACACTACAGGCACTGCACCACCGCAGCAACTCTGAAAGACAGCGAAATGAGCAACTTCTCTTACACCCGCCGCGCCCCGATCAACGTACTGTTTGTAAAGGCCGGATTGAACCTCGTCAGCGTGGGCGGGAAGGCACTGGACGACTTGCGCGAGGATGTGTACGACAACGCACGCAACAGCGCAAAAGACATTGCAGACATCTGCGCCGTTTACGCCATTGCCCTGACAGGCGGCGAACCCTACGCAGTCTGGCGTTAATCAACCAAGGGGCTACGGCCCCGACTACAGCGAAGGAAAGCGATCATGAAAGCCTACATACTACGTTTTGCAGAGTCATGCGGACGGTGCAACGACACCGTGACGTGGCGTGTCATTGACACCCAAGGTCGCATCGACCGCGAGTTTAAAACCAAGCGAGAAGCAGCCGAATGGCTGAAGGCGTTCTACTCATGACCAACTCTGAATTTGAATCGCTGGTCAGCAGCGACCTCGCTATGCTCGTAGCGGCAGCGCAAGCCAAGCAGCGTGCAGCAGAACTGGCCCGCATCTGTGAACTGGTGGCCGAGGGCATGAGCCTTGAGCAGGCTGTGCAAATGTTTGAGGGAGAGCAGGAATGAACGACGACGAGGAGACATTGATGCAAAAGCTGGTCGTTGCTATAATGTTCACAGCAGCGATCATGCTCTTGTGCTTAGCACCGGACTTGATGCGGTGACCCCAGTTTCCCCGCACTGTAAAAGCGGGGGCCATCAGTCTAGACATTGGCAGTTGCCACCGGTCAAGGCGATAAGCGGTGAATGCAAGCCACTGCCTCGTCATCATCCCGGAACTCTGCGCGACTAGCTATCGCAACAGTGTCTAGACTTATGGGGCTGGCGTACACGATCTAGACGTGGGCCATAAAGAGAAACCAGCCTCACCAATAGCGAATCCGCAGCGAAGAGAAACCCAATCGGTTTCGACCGGCACACGTGGCCGGGGAACCAAACAAAATAGAAAGCCAAAATGGCAGATGCCCAAAATCCAGCCGATAAAGTAGAGCGCTGGTCAATCACCAAGTTAATCCCTTACGCACGCAACGCTCGAACGCACTCGGACGAACAAATCAGTCAGATTGCCGCCAGTATTAAAGAATGGGGATGGACTACGCCAATCTTGGTGGATGAGACCGGAAGCATCATTGCCGGTCACGGGCGCACGTTGGCCGCACAGCGCCTCAAAATGACCGAGGTGCCAGTCATGGTAGCCAAAGGCTGGAGTGACGCCAAGAAGCGGGCTTACGTCATCGCTGACAACAAACTGGCGCTTAATGCAAATTGGGACATTGAAATGCTGGCGTTGGAACTCACCGACCTGCTGGGCATGGACTTTGACCTTGACCTCACCGGATTCTCCGCCGAGGAAATTGCAACACTGATGCCGGTAGTGATTGAGCCGGGGCTAACCGACGAGGACGAAGCGCCGGAGCTTCAAGAGAATTCAACTACCGTTCTTGGTGATGTCTGGATCATGGGCAAGCACAGACTTCTTTGTGGTGATTCAACCAGCGTCGACGACCTGACAAAACTATGCCAAGACCAAGCCGTTGATATGTGGCTGACTGATCCGCCATACAACGTAGCCTACGAAGGCAAAACAAAAGAAAAACTGTCAATACAAAACGACTCAATGGGCGACGACCAGTTTCGTAAATTCTTACGCGATGCTTACGTCTCAGCAGACACCGTAATGAAACCCGGTGCAGTGTTTTACATCTGGCACGCCGATAGCGAGGGCTACAACTTCCGTGGTGCTTGTCATGACGCCGGATGGAAAGTGCGTCAATGCCTCATCTGGAAAAAGTCAGTTCTTGTAATGGGAAGACAGGATTACCACTGGAAGCACGAACCATGCCTCTACGGGTGGAAGGAGGGTGCTGGTCACCTGTGGGCCGCAGACCGAAAGCAAACAACCATTTTGGAGTTTGACAAACCAAGTCGTAATGGTGAGCATCCCACAATGAAACCTGTAGCGTTGTTTGAGTACCAACTCCTCAACAACACAAAAGGCGGTGACATAGTGCTGGACTCTTTTGGTGGATCTGGAACTACGCTGATAGCCGCAGAAAAGAACGGACGCATTGCACGCCTCGTGGAGCTTGACCCAAAGTACTGCGATGTAATCATTAAGCGTTGGCAGAACTTCACGGGTAAAGTTGCAACACACGCAGAAACCGGACAACCTTTCGCGGAGGTTACAAATGGCAACAAAAACTGAAAAACCCACTTATAAAAAGATTGGTGGCAATGGCGGTGCTCGAATAGGCGCTGGTCGACCTGAGTTTGAACCCACCGATGTGGAGCGAAAACAGGTTGAGGCCCTGTCCGGCTACGGCCTGCCAATCGACCAGATCGCAGTGCTGGTGCGCGATGGCATCCACGTCGACACGCTCCGCGCTCACTTCAGCAACGAGCTGATCTCCGGCAAAGCTAAGGCCAACGGACAGGTAGGCAAGACCCTATTCCAGAAAGCAATGGGCGGCGACACGACAGCCATGATCTGGTGGAGCAAGACCCAGATGCGTTGGGCTGAGACGCAAAAGATTGAACTTGGTGGTGACGCCAAGAACCCGTTGAAAATTGAAATTCAACTCGAGGCTGATACCTACCTTGCGGCGATTCTAAAAAACATAGAGCTAAACAAGCAAGTCGACGCGAATGAGTGACATAGCCGAGATCGTGGCTGACCCGGAGGTGCAGAAGCATCTAGCGATGGCCAGCCCCGAGTATCGGCTTGCTTGGGCTTGGAGGATGAGTTGGTTCAAGACGCAGCACACCCATCAGACGTTGCCTCCGGGTGATTGGTGGAGCATCTGGCTGATGCTTGCTGGCCGTGGTGCTGGCAAGACCCGCACGGCTGCGGAACAAATAGCGTGGTGGGCCTATGAGCAACCGGGAACTCGCTGGCTGGTGGCTGCTCCAACTTCTGCAGACGTGAGGGCAACTTGTTTTGAAGGAGACTCCGGATTGATGACTGTAATCCCAAAGTCTTTAATAGCGGAGTACAACAAAACATCCCACGAGATTCGTTTAATTAACGGCAGCTTGATCAAGGGCATTCCGGCGAGTGAGCCGGAGCGCTTTCGGGGGCCGCAGTTCCACGGCGGTTGGTGCGACGAGTTGGCTGCGTGGGATTACATTCAAGAGGCGTGGGATCAAATTCAGTTTGGAATGAGATTGGGCAAACGAACCAGAATGATTTGCACCACAACGCCAAGGCCCAAAGATCTGATTGTTGAGCTGATGGGCAGGGAGGGTGATGACGTTGTACTGACCACCGCCTCAACCTACGCCAACCTTGACAACCTATCCGAAAACTTCAGGAAGCAAATTCTCGCTTATGAGGGGACGAAGCTGGGCAGGCAGGAGATCTACGCCGAGATCATTGACCCCGAGGAAGGTGGCATTGTTAAGCGTGACATGTTTAAGCTCTGGCCAGCGGGTAAGCCGTTTCCGAAGTTTGAGTACATCATCCAGTCCTACGATGTGGCCACCAGCGAGAAGAGCCAGAACGATCCGACCGCCTGCATGACCTTTGGGGTCTTCAAGCCCTTGGATGGGCCTATGAGCGCGATGGTGATCGACTGCTGGCAAGAGAGGCTCCAGTACCCTGATCTGCGTCCCAAGGTCATTGAAGAGTACGAGACGGTCTACGGCGAGGGCAAGGAGAAGAAGCGGGTCGACCTGCTCCTGATCGAGGACAAGAGCGCAGGCATCAGCTTGATACAGGACTTGCAACGGGCGCACCTACCTGTCCGGGCCTACAACCCCGGCAGGGCGGACAAGGTGCAGCGGTTGAACATTGTGTCCAACATCATTGCCCGTGGCCGGGTGTGGATACCTGAGAGCGACCGCAGGAAGGGATACGTCAAGGACTGGGCGGAGGGCTTTGTTAGCCAGATTTGCTCGTTCCCTGACACGACTCATGATGATTTGGTCGACGCCTGCTCACAGGCATTGAGGTACTTGAGGGATGCAGGCTGGCTGGAGATCGACGCCCCGCCGAGGGATGACTATGATGACGAAGATTGGGTTGACAGCGGCAAGTCAAAAAAAGGCAACCCGTATGCACAGTAGTTGTGATATGCTTGCGTTGTCTAGAGTGGCATCTGGCGATGAATGGTTTTGTAAACCCCGCAGGGTACTGTGTGGTCTTGCCAGACGGCAAGCGAGACTTTTGAGACTGTTCAATCGCCTTGCTGTTGCTCTCGCCAAGAGCCAAGACCACAGAGCATCTTGCGGGGTTTTTGCTTTTGGACTGCCCAATGCGGTACGTCAGTGGTTGGGCAAGAGATACCCTGCAACACGCGCAAACCAGAGCAGGGGCGGTGGGCTGAGAATAGAGCCGGGTGGTAGGGTCTTTGACCTTGAAGTCTGTTCAGCGCAAGCGATGGCATGGCTCCGAAGAGCAAGCATCGAAGTGCAGCGAAACCTTGTTTTGACACGGTATAGGCTGCGCTTTGCTCCAACATTCACCAAAGAGCAGAAATGGGAATAGAGCAACTACCGGGGATGCAGTGGCAAGTGACTGAGGAGTGGTTAGGCCACATCAGTGACGAACAGGGCTTGACTCGGGGACAGACTGCGATGTTGAAGCGATGGTGCCTGAACCCTGCCCGTTGGGGTCGTGACCCTTCTTTCGTGGGGCAACTCATCCCCGAGCAAGTCGCCCACTTCCTTGAGGCTTGCCGGGGTTACCGAAGTAAAGCCTGTCAGGACTGGAGAGGAATGGCATGAACCGAGATCAGCAGTATGAAGAATGGATTGGCCGTAAAGCGTTTGAAGACGATGGCGGCTGGAGCAAAGAAGTCTGGGACGCTGCGTGGAAAGCAGGGTATGAGTCGGAACCCGTCTTACTAAGAAGGAGCAAATACGATGAAGTGCGAGATACAGATCAGTGGCGTCGATACAGACCGTCCGGAGATCAAGCTGACTTTATGCAAGGGCCGGTTTGAGATTGTGGCAACGGAGGGGACTGCTGGTTTCCTCACGAACCCGACGATGATGGATAACGGCAGGACGGTCGGGTCGAACAATACCGACTGGCTGCACGGTGCTTTGGATTGCTGGCTGACGACATACCTCAGTGGACTTGACAAGGTCTGATTGATATGATCCGGGAAACTTGAGGCCCATACTATGCTGCACGAACCCGTCAAGGCTTTGAAGCCACTGCCCATGCTGGAACTGCCGAAGATACCCGGTAAGGAGCAGACCTTGCAGGAGTGGCACGCTGCTGGCGGTAGTGTTCCGATGCAATACAAGAGCAAGCCCCATGTCTGGCACGCCAAGGTCAAGAAGTACGCCGAGGGTGGCTCGGTAGGTGACGACACTTACGGCAACGCCCCTGACAATAGTGACGGCGGTTTGATACAGGATTCTCAACACTTCGCTACTGGTGGTGCTGTTCGCATGGCTGACGGTGGTGCAGCCTTCGGCAAGTACCCAGCGATGAAGCCTAGTACATCCAAGGGCAAGAAGGAGGCACAGTACCGCCTGCCGCTTGATGTGGCCCGTGGGGCTGTTGCTGGTGTTCTGGGTATGCCGGGTGACCTTGAGACCCTTGGGCGGCTTGGCGTTAACTTGGCGTTTGGCCCCGGTGGTGTGGATGTCAGCAACGAGTCGTTCCTTCCTACGTCAGAGGACGTTGAGAAGCGCATCCCGTTCCGTGGTACGGAGCCGGTCAACGAGTTGGGTGCTGGCTTTGGTTCTTTGATTGGTGGACTATCCCCTGCCCCAGCCAAGGCGGCTATCCAAGGCGCTAAGGCTGTTGGGCGTGGAGCGCTTGACCTAGCAAAGTCTGATGCTGCTCATCGCGTAGTGCAGAAGGCTCTGTCGTCCCCAATGATGGCTCCATCGCGTCAGATGAACGTAGTCAAGGAACCCGGTGGCAACTGGCTTAGTGGCGCAGGAAGCCCTGAGCAGGCACTGGAAAGTTTGAAGAGGCCAGACCGAGCAACTGGTAATCGACGCGATCCAAAAGAAAGCATGGCGGAGATGAAGGCGACATATACGCCTGAAGTTCTTGCCATGCTGTCTCCTGAAACCAAAGCGCACGTTGCTGCTGCTACTCACGATCTTGAAAAGAAGATTGCGATGAACGATTGGGTAGATCGCAATCTAACCAACTACGTCAAGAAGCAGATGGGAACTGTTGACGATCCAGTTCGAAAGTTAGCTGAGGAAGGTATTGTTCATATTCCCACTAATGAAGTTGGGATCAACAGATACAGGGCGCCAGAAAGGCGCGGCTATCAAAGCGATAAGCAATTGGGAAAATCTGAAGCTGCCAAAGCGTGGGAAGACGCCACGGATGTATTGATAGGTTCTGACCCGGCAAGTTCATTGACCAAACCATTGACGGAATATGAAATAGAACGCGGATACAAATCCGTGGCTGATACAAATCCTTGGTTGTCCAAGGTTGCGCCTGATACACCTATTCATTCCATAAGCATGATGGGGAGGCCGGTAGCAATTGAATTAAACCTTGGTTTCGACCATATCCTTGACGTCTTGCGTGAGGATGTAGCTGCGGGTCGTATCCGTCCGGAGCAACTGAACAAAGTCAGCATGGAGCAAGCGGTACGCCGCACCTATGAGTACGATCAGGAGATGGCAAGAAAGATGCGTGAAACGCAAGCCAAGGTCACTGAAGGTATGCCTGTCCACAAGGAGTATCCTGAAGGATACAAGTGGATTGAATTGAATAAACCAAAAAACCTACCAGAAGGTTGGAGTGAAGAGGCTAAGGGTTTGCGTGATCCAGCAACTGGAGGGATTACAAATATAGACCCCCGTGAGGAAGCGCTTAGGCAAGCCCTGAAGTACGAAGGCGACACGATGGGCCACTGCGTTGGTGGCTACTGCCCTGACGTTGAAGCAGGCCGCAGCCGCATTTACAGCTTGCGTGATGCCAAGGGTGAGCCGCATGTAACCGTAGAAGTTGAACCGGACATTCGACCGAGGGAAAGTTATTACGGAGAACCCGCAGACAAAATTGTTCAAATCAAAGGCAAGCAGAATCGAGCACCGAAAGAAGAGTATCTCCCTTACGTCCAAGACTTTGTAAAGTCAGGCAACTGGTCTGGCGTTGGTGATCCACAGAACGCTGGACTGCGTCGATATGGTGATGTGTTCGATGTAAACGAACAACGTGCTATTGAAGCGACTGGACAGACCGTTCCATCTCATGAGTACCTTACCGGGGAGGACATCCAACGAATGCACAACGCCATCGTTCCAGAGGGCAAGCGGCTAAAGTATAACGCGAAAGGAAGCATTATTGCTTCGGAACCGGGCTACAAGGCTGGCGGTGAAGTCCATATGCAAGCTGGTGGCCTTTCAAAGTTTGTAAAACTTATTGCCAAAGAAGCGCCCGTACAAGCCAAAACGATCAGGGAAGCATTAGGACAAGCGTTCACAAAAAACCTTGAGCATTCAGTTGTGGGATCTGCTGATAGAGGCTACGCAGGCTCTATTGTTTCAGGCGATTGGGATTCGGTTAAGCCAAATCAACTAGACATCCTACGGGCCGTTAAAAGCAATCGCCCCATCGTTGATTTTCATACCCACCCTCAATCTGGCCAAGCTGCCTTTGACGTTGCGCCAAGCGGCGGGGACTTTCACTTTGCATCAAATGAGTATTTTCCGGGCAAGGAAAACAGAGAATTGAGAACGTTAATTGCCTCCCCTGCAAATGCGGTAGATCGTGTTCCTTCCTCGTATTCATTCTTTGCAACGGACAATCCGAGCAAAGTATTTGATCGTAGAGCCTTGGACAATGCAATATTTGAGTTGCAGCGTGCCGGTAAAAAGGGATTGTTAAAATCTATCATGGATGACCCAAGGTTTAGAGAATATTTTGATGCAGGTGGGTCTTTGGGTGATTTGGCTGAAAATATAGCTCCTTTGTCATTGTTAAATCTTCGTGAAGCGCAAGGGCTTGGTAGAGGACAACTGGAGCTAAGTGGTAGAAGGTTAGCCCCTGAAAATCCTGAGTCAACAAACAAAAATTTATTTGATGTAATGAATCCTTTAGCCGTTGAGTTCTTTTCGCGTAAAGGCTTTGCGGAAGGCGGGAAAGTTAAAAACCCCGGCACTAAGCTAAAAAACTCTAAATCGTGCGATTGCCACGATTGATCAAGGAAAACCACATGGCAACCCAATTTCCAATAGACCCAGAGTTCGACCGTCACGTTCAGGGCCAGCAACAGGACGAGGAAGGCACTGAGGTCGATATGCCGGAGATGGATGAGTCCGAGCTTGAGGAGCTTCCTGACGGGTCTGTGATCGTTCATATGCCGGGTAAAGGCCCGATGGATGACGAGGACTTCTATGAGAACTTGGCCGACTCTGACGCCATTCACCCGCTAGACATCAGCGGTCTGGCTCTTCGTTACATCGAACTGGTGGAGAAGGACAAGGAAGCCCGCAAGCAGCGCGACCGTCAGTACGAGGACGGCATCAAGCGTACCGGCATGGGCAATGACGCTCCCGGTGGCGCTAACTTCAATGGTGCGTCGAAGGTAGTTCACCCGGTGATGGCTGAGGCTTGCATCGACTTTGCTTCGCGTGCTATCAAGGAGATGTTCCCGCCTGACGGCCCGACGAGAACCAAGATTCTGGGTGACGTCACTGAAGAAAAGACCGACATTGCCGAGCGCAAGCGGGACTACATGAACTGGCAGTTGACGGAACAGATCGAAGAGTTCCGCGACGAGCAAGAGCAACTGCTGACTCAGCTTCCGTTGGGAGGTTCGCAGTACATGAAGCTGTGGTACGACGAGAAGAAGAAGCGTCCGTGCTCACAGTTCTTGCCGATTGATAACGTGCTGCTACCTTATGCGGCAGTGAACTTCTACACCGCAGAGCGTGTGACTGAAGTTGATGACGTATCCGAGTGGGACTACAAGCGCCGGGTTAGGTCTGGTCTGTACCGCGAGACAGAAATGTCCCGTGCGACGATGGACCCAGAAATGACCTTGGCCCAGAAGGCCACAAACAAGATCGAAGGCAAGTCATCTAACGACAACGATGATGGTCTGCGCCGGGTCTATCACATCTACACATGGCTTGAGCTTGAAGACGACAAGCTGACCGATGGCGAGTCGGCCCCGTACATTCTGATCATTGACGACCTATCGACGGAAGTGATCGGCTTGTACCGGAACTGGGAAGAAGGCGACGAAACAATGACCAAGCTGGACTGGGTCATTGAGTTCAAGTTCATTCCTTGGCGTGGTGCTTACGCAGTTGGCCTTCCGCAACTTATTGGGGGCCTCTCAGCGGCCCTTACAGGCTCTCTACGGGCCTTGTTGGACTCTGCCCACATCAACAACGCTGCAACGCTCCTGAAGCTCAAGGGCGGCAAGATTTCTGGGCAGTCCCAAGAGATCGAAGTGACGCAAGTTGTGGAGATCGAAGGCGCTCCGGGTGTTGATGACGTCCGCAAGATGGCTATGCCTATGCCATTCAACCCACCAAGTCCGGTGCTGATGGAGCTTTTGGGCTGGTTGACGGCTGCTGCCAAGGGTGTAGTGACCACGGCAGAGGAAAAGATTGCTGACGTCAACGCAAATGCGCCTGTTGGCACGACTCAGGCCCTGATTGAGCAGGGAGCAGCCGTATTTTCGGCCATTCATGCCCGTTTGCATGAGTCACAGGGCAAAGTTCTGAAGGTTTTGAGCCGAATTAACCGCTGGTATCTGGACGATATGCGCCGAGGCGAGGTTGTTGAGGACTTGGACATCAAGCGGGAGGACTTTGCCAAGGTTACTGACGTCATTCCGGTATCTGACCCGCATATCTTCAGCGAAACGCAGCGGATGGCCCAAACCCAAGCGGTTATGGCCATCATGGACAAAAATCCCGACCTTTTTAACAAGAAGGCGGTGATACAGCGGTTCCTTAAACAGATCAAGGTTCCGGGCGTCAACGAATTGATGATTGACACGCCGCCTCCAACGAAAATGGATGCTGCTAACGAGAACGTGGCTATGGCTATCGGCCAATCGGCCTTTGCGTACCCAGAACAAGACCATTTGGGTCATATTCAAGTGATTTTGGACTTTGCGAAGAACCCGGCACTGGGTGCAAACCCTGTTATTGCCCCGGCGTACCTTCCAAAGGCTGTAGAACATATCAAACAGCACTTGGTTCTGTGGTATTTGAACCGCATGAATGGCTATGTTGAGAAGTCTTTGGGTAAGAGAATGGATCATTACGAGTTGGAAAGCGACCCAAAATCGGTTGATAAGCTGTTCGCTTTGGCTTCGCAACACGTTGAAATGGACTCTGACCAGACCCTGAAGGGCATCATGCCGGTGATTACGCAGATGATGCAGCAACTCCAGCAGAGCAAGCCACAACCTCCGATGACGCCTGATGTCAAGGTTCTGCTTGATACCAGCATGGCTGAGACTCAGCGCCGCGCCAAGCGTGACGAGGCTGAGATGGGCCTGAAGGACAAGGAGCTTTCAGCCAGAATCCAAAAGGACATGGCCGACTTGCAACAGCGCCAGCAGACCGACATGGAAGAGATGCAATTGCGCCTAGCGATTGCCAATGGCGACCGTGATATGAAAGAACGCATCGAAACGGCCCGTTTGACACGGGATGCTGCAAAGCTCAATTTTGAGCAAGTCAAAGCCGTACCAACCCAAGGAGCTTCTAATGGCAACCAGTGATCAGGAACAAAAGAGCGTGTTGGTTCGTCAACACAAGCGTATGGCTATGGGCGAGAAGATCGACGGCCAGTCAATGAAGGGCGCACCTAGCGCACCGAAACAAACTGGAGGTCTGTCACAAGCAAAGAAAAAGTGAAAACCCTTGGTGACTTGATTGGTGGTGTGAAGACTAAGCAAGCTGAAATAGCTGCTTCCCTCGTTGCTGGAAATGCGACGAACTGGGAGTCTTACATTCGCTTAGTGGGGCATAACGCAGGGCTGCAAGAAGCCCTCGACATCCTCGACAGTTTAATGAAGGAAGACAATGACAATTAACACCGTAGCTTCTAACGAAGCTGAGATAGCTTGGGCATTTCCGAGCGTTGATCCCGGTGCAAAGCCTTTGGGCGGACGAGTTTTGGTTCAACTCCGCAGAACGAAAAAAAGGTCTGGAAGCATGGGGATCATCTTGGTATCAGAAACCAAGGAAACAGAAAAGTGGCAAAACATGGTGGCACGAGTTGTCGCTATTGGGCCACTTGCGTTCAAACACCGCGACACGATGCAGTCTTGGCCCGAAGGGTCTTGGTGCGAAGTTGGTGATTACTTGCGAGTCCCTAAGTGGGGCGGCGACCGTTGGGAAGTACCAGTCCCCGGTGAGGATGACATTGAAGAGCCAGCGCTGTTCATGATCATCAACGACCACGAAGTAATTGCAAAGCTAACCGGTGATCCACTTGCCATGAAAGCCTTTTTGTAATGAAAAATAAACTTGAAACTCAACGAGCTTGGAACGAACTTAATCGTGAAAAGCTAAAACAATGGCGAACTGACAACCACGATCAATTGCTTGAAAAGCACCGTGAACGGAACAAAAAAAGCCCACGGTATGCGTTCAGTTCAACTCTTGCTCAAGCTCGTAAAAGAGCAGAGGTAACGATTGATCAAGCATATTTGATGGCTTTGTATGACGCCCAAGAAGGGATTTGTGCGCTTTCAGGTGTTCGGATGACATGGGCAACAGGGCGCTCTGAAGCAACATCCATATCAATGGATCGCATTGATGCGGCTAAAGGTTACATTGATGGGAATGTACGTCTTATATGTATGTCCGTTAATGCCTTTCGAGGCACAATGAATGACCAAGAACTTCTTAAATTTGCAACAGCATTGGTCAATACGATGATGTCCAAACAAGTGATGAAAAAAGTTCTTGCGGAGGTGTCTGTATGAGTACCGAAAAAGACGACGATGTCCATGATATGGACGTTACAGAGGAGAAGGACGGTTCTGCCACTGTAGACCTTCCCGATCACATTGAGGCCCCTAGTGCGTCTGACGACGACCGGGATCAG